GAGGGTGTGCTTGGTTCGTATAACTTCGTTGTAAACACGAACGGAGATGTTGCCATTTCCTCAAACTTGGCGGTGGATACGAACACCCTCTTCGTGGACTCAGTGGGGAATAAAGTCGGCATCGGGAAGACCAACCCAGGGTCAGCCCTAGATGTTGTGGGAGATGTTGCGATTTCGGGTGGAATAACCCAAGGAAACCAGGTATTGTACCCACAGAAGCGCTGGGAAATTGACCTAACGTCAGGTACCACGACTGATCGTTTCTATCCAACATATTTAGCTTCTTCATCACCATCTGACGTTGGTAAGTTGTGGCCTATCAATTTCAAGGTCTTTGGGGATAGCCTCACTGGTAGCAACCCCTACAACGAAGAAACTCTAATTGGATATGCAAGAGGGGGTGGTTATAGCGACCACAGACCGATGTGTAAAGTACATTCTACCAGGTACGCCGCGAATGAATTTAGATTCCAGGGTCTATGGAAAGGGACTTCTAGTTTTCAAAATGGATTCGTAATCTATATGCGTGGTGGGTACAAATATTCTATATTAACGGATGCATCGACGGTAGTTGAAAATAAAAATATATTTGTTGTCGACGGCTCCACGTATGCCCTCAAAAATTCCGCTGGGGCTGACGCATACGGAACTTCGGTTGATATCTCACAGGTGATGAATGTGACCGATTTTGTTCAAACGGGTCAAGTTACTGCCACGACCGGTAGCCTTATTCTACCAGAATCCACTGCCAGACTCGGCATCGGGACGGCGAATCCGGGTGCTGCTTTAGATGTGAATGGGTTATTTAAAGCATCGAGTATGTATGTACCTGGAACAATTATTCAGGTCAGGACAAATAATGACGCCACCGCCTCCACGGGGTACTCGGGCTTAAATTTTACTACCACCGCGGCGGCGAACAGTGGTGATATTCCCATCGCCCAGGCGACGGGGTTAAAAGCAGCAATAACACCCCGTAGCACAAATAGTAGAATATATGGAGATTTCCATGTGTTAGTACATCTCGGAGGCGTTACGAATACTACCGGTACTAGATTACAAGTATGGAGAAAGATAGGAAGCACCTATACCAGAGTGTATGGAAGAGGTGGTGGCGCACACGACCTACATCATTACGATACTCAGTCAGGGGTTCTGCATCTATACACTCGGTGTACATTCGTAGATAATTCACCTAATACAACACAAGAATGTGAGTATGAATTACGCGCGATGTTTTATACTGCACCTAGTGCTGGAAATATGTTTATAGGTAACGGTAATAACCAACCAGCTAATTGTATATTAATGGAAATTGGTGGTGAATAAAAATATAAAGTACTTTTAAATGTTCGATCAAGGTCCAACGCTCATCAACGCATTACAAGCTTTGGAGCCATCTAGACAATGGACTGTACGTGGTAATGTATACGAAGGCATTGCGTGGGGAGATGATGATACGATACCTAGACATACAAAAGAACGGGTCGAAGCCAAACTCAAAGAATTGATCGATGCTCAGCCCCTAAAGGAACTCCGCCAAGAACGCAACAGGCGCCTCGCCCAGACAGATTATCTCTTTACATCCGATTTCCCCCACGCCACCCCCGAAAAGAAACAGGAGTGGTTTGAGTACCGCCAAGCCCTTAGGGATCTCCCCACAGCGACCGAAGATCCAGTGAATCCTGTTTGGCCCGTCGCACCAACTCCGTAAACAAATTTCCTCCAAAGTGCCTCCCACTTTGTAAGTCGCCCTCCCGAGTGGCGAAGCCACTCGTATCTAAGCGGGGGAAGTCTTTCAGACTTTCGCCCCGAGCTTAAAAATAAAGTCTCACTATATTATAAAATGTCTGGTGGTATTGCCCAACTCGTCGCGGTCGGTGCCCAGGATGTGCACCTTGTCGGTCAGCCCGAAGTAAGCTTTTTCAGGTCGACCTACAAGCGTCACACAAACTTTTCCCAAACTGTCGAGCGTCAGGTCATCCAGGGCAACGTCTCGAACAACGGTATGTCCACCATCCGCTTCGAGCGCAAGGGTGATATGCTCGGCTATGTCTACCTCGTCGCCAATGATGGGACCAAGACCCTCCCTGTATCCGACTGGAGAAACGTGATTTCAAAGGTTGAACTCCTAATCGGGGGTCAGGTGATCGATGAACAAGATTCTCTTTTCTCTACTCTCATCGCCCCCTCCCTATCGGCTAGCTCTTATTCGAAGTCTATCGCTGGTGCTCTCGGTAACACCCGGTTTTACCCACTCCGTTTCTCTTTCTGTGAGAACTGGCAGTCGGCCCTCCCTCTCATCTCGCTCCAGTACCATGATGTCGAGCTCCGTATCACATGGGGTGCTGAAGCCGCGGATGCTAGCCGTAAGTGGGATGTCTACACGAACTACGCCTACCTGGACACCCAGGAGCGTGAGATGTTCGCGGGGTCCCCCCAAAACATGATCATGACCCAGGTCCAGAAGGCGATTGCATCCCAGTCCAAGATACAAGAGATGAACTTCAACCACCCCGTGAAGTATATCGCCTCAGCGGACTCATCTGTTCTCGACATCCTCGCGGATAGAAATAAGCTCAAGCTTCAGATCAACGGTACCGATGTCGCCGACTTCAAATTTGCCGATCCCCACTTTACCACCGTACCACTGTATTACCATTCTTCCAATGGTGACGCTACCACCGCTAAGAAACTATTCTTCTACCCCTTCTGTCTGGATGTCTCCAAACTCCAGCCCACTGGTTCCCTCAACTTCTCTCGTCTGGATTCGGCTCGTATTATTAACGACAAAGACATCTGTAAAAAGGATATCTACGCTGTGAACTACAATGTCCTCCGGATCGAAAATGGTATGGGTGGTCTATTATATTCTAACTAATTAGTAACTATGTTTTGGAAGATTGTTTTCCTCCTCGCCATCGTTTTTGTATTGACGTACGATCCTAAATCTAGGACACTCGAAAAGTTTGTTGGTCAGCCCACACCTTCAACAGATAAATCATGTGAACACGCGCATTACGAAGCCGTTCAATTTGCTCAGACACCCTATGATTGCCCTTCCCAGGGGAAAACTAAGATGGGTGTAATTACTTAAAAAAGAAAATGTATACAATTGTATAATGATCCCAATTAACCGTGAAACCCTGTTAACCATCGCAACTATCGTTTGTGCACTAGGTGTTATCTACTTATTTAAGGAGATGAACAAGACGAGGGAAGAAATGAATTCTTTTAAAACCTTTTCCACACAGGTCGTGAAGAAACTCAGTGCCCCAGAGCCTGAACCCAAACCTGAACCCGAGTCTAAGCCCGAGCCCGTGAATGAAAAATCAGAGTAATAAACATATCATCTTATTGTAACTTGCGAATGCGCAATGAAAAAGTACAAAGCGATAGCAGTACCGATAACTTTTGCAGATGGGAAACCAAAGTTTCTGACTGTAAGAGATTGGAGATTTAAGGATTGGATTTTCGTCACAGGTGGGTGTAGACGTCGAGAAATCCCCAACCCCCTTCGCTGTGCCTTACGAGAACTCGAAGAAGAGACAAGAGGTGTTGTCTCACTTAAAAATGGTGAATATACAGAATTCAAGTTCACAGTCAAGGAAAGTCCAACAGTGGATCTTGAATATAACGTCTTTATATTCTTTGTAAATTATACAAAATCTGAACAACAATCACAAATAAAGAAATTTTATGAAGAAAAGTACAGAACAAGTGTTAAAAAAAGTTTAAACCAACCCATACGAAAAACATACGATGAGAATGATTATATGAGCTACGATACACTCGAGGAGTTTAATGGTCGTAAACGATGGAAACTCATCATAGATAATGTCATCAGAAATCCTCAATTTTACGCGTGTATAAGTTCTCTCAATAGAAAAACCTTCTCTATTAAATAATGAAGTCGAAAGCTTACATCTTAAGACAACTTGGTGAACTCCTAGATAAGAATAGGGGTCTCTGTGCGGAAGAGATCCAGATGTGGTTCAAAGAAAATGAAGACAAAACAGTTTATGAGCTTCTCACTATAAAGAAGCATCTCTCACAAACTCAAGAATTTCAAGATGTTTCATGTATGCGAAGGTTTAGAGAAGAAACACCTTAATATATTATGTTTAAGAGTTGGTGTGCTTCACAAAAAATTAATAATGCATCCAATCTATCACATGTGCTATTGGACGGTGGAAAACTCTCCGTACCATTTGATAAATTGGACAAATTTTACGAAAAGTACGTAGAAGCCGTCAAGTGTGGAGAGAAACTCTATGTCGTGGAACAGAAGACGGAAACCTATAACTTTTTCGTAGATATCGATTATAAGGGTAATGAAGCGTTGAACCTTGATGAGATCAAGGATATTTGTAAAATTATTTGTGATAAAGTGAAACGTCACGGTGGTCGCGACTGTATTATATCACTAGCCCCACCGAAACCATATGGAGACCAAATCAAAACCGGTGTTCATTTAAATTGGTATGGTCTCGTAGTGGATCAGGCTTCGGCGGTCGCACTTCGGGAACATATTATCATAACCCTCACTAGATCAAAGGGTGGTGTCAATTGGAATGAAGTCGTAGATGCCGCTGTGTATGGTTCTGTATCTAGAAAAACAATGGGAAGTGGTTTCCGTATGCCGTGGTCATATAAAAAGGCAAAACATGATGCATGTAATGGCCAAGGATGTACTGAATGTGTGGGTGGTAAGATAGACCAACTTGCCTATCTCCCAGTATTTAAATATGTATATGGTCCACTGAGTTCTATCATACGTATAGAACAAGAAGCTTCCGTTGAAAATTTACGTATGATTGTAGTACGAACAGATGTTCCCCAAAATACTATCGTTGAATCACCATCTTCAAAACTTAGGGAAGGTAGTTTCACAGTAGCCCAGAAGAAGGATGAACTTAATGATGAGCAGATTAAATATGAAATCGAGACATTCGTTCAGAAGAATTTGGAAGGACAACAGAATGCCTCAGTGACGAAGATTTTCAAACATAAAAATTGTTTTCTCGTCTCCACAAACTCCAAGTATTGTGAAAATATCAAACGAGGTCATGGATCCAATCATGTATGGTTTATCATAAGCGGTAAAGAAATCATACAGAAATGCTTTTGTGAATGTGAGACCCTCAGGGGGCGTCACGATGGTTTCTGTAAAAATTTTTGTGGGAGGAGACACATTCTCCCAAAGCATACAATTGATAAGTTGTACATCGATATCAAGAATTGTCCAGAGATTAAGAAACGTGTCGAGAAACCCCAAGTGAATCAGAATGACGTCAAACCCCTTCTCGAAACATTCATTCGGAAAAATATGAGTGCACCAGACGATCTCAAGGTTGTATCCGTCGTGAAAATTAAAAATAAGCACATGGCGCTCACGACATCAACATATTGTGAAACGATCGGTGGACTACACGAATCATGTGTAATGACATATATCGTAGACGGCACTAAAATTGTACAAAAGTGTCCTAAATGTAAAAAGAGTACAGCGAGAACACATTGTCTAGATACAAAGATTATAAAGGTACTTAAACAGTAAAATTCTTTAAACTGTAAATGATCACTCGTTCAGGAAGAAAGGTAAAGAAACCTGAGGCGTTTGTACCTACAGAGGACAAGGTTGATGATGATTATCGGGACGAAGAACACGATACAGATTTTGACTCTGACCTGGATACGGAAGATGAGTGTTACTCAGATGAAAGTGAGGAAGAGGATGATGACGACGCGGACGATAATGGAAATCTCGAGGATTTTATCGTCGATGACGAGAGTGAAAGTGAGGAAGAAGATGCTTAAAAAAACAAATTCTATATTAGAAAATGGAAACTGATATCGGTAACCCCATTGAATATAACCCAACTATGGATCCCATGATTCGAGAAGATAATCAGGTTCCCGATCAACAGGAACCGGAGCAGGAAATGGGTTCACCGATGCCTTATTACATGGATTATCCACCTCCACCGCCAGTACAGTCACAAGAAAATGATATATTTTCCAAAATTGATAAATCCACCTGGATTATCGCGTTTGCTGTATTCCTTTTAGGCTTTTTTATGGGGAAAACTATGCAGCCGGTTATTCTCAGGTATTCTTAATCTCATCTAAACGTCTCTTTAATTTTTCATCCTTCGTTTCATCGGGGATTTCTATTTTACCACTCTCATGTGGAAATCCATGTAACCAGTGATCATCAGGTATAGTTGAGTATGCAGAGAATGTTCCTATATCCCCATATTTCGGGGGTATAAAATGATCCA